GCAACTTTGGATGTAAAAGTGCTGTAGAAAACCCGGCTTAGTAATGCTATAATGTAAAGGGAGGCAGCATGGCAGAGAAAAAAGAAAAATACAGCGGAGAGCTGAAAGACAGCGGAGAGCTAAAGTATAGCGGAGAGCTAAAGGGTAATAAATACAGTGGTACAACGAAACCTAAAAAACGTACTAAGACCGTTATTAGTCGGGTTAACCGAACCTTGGAGCTTCATGTGAGTAACAGAGTCTATGTCTTCGGTCCTTATGGGCAGAGCCAAGTATTGGAGAAGGACATAGATACAGTAGATTTTAAACAGCAGAGCGATAAGCTGCTGGTAAAGGAGTAGATCATGGCTACAAATCTAAGACGATTGGGCGTATACGGATCTGATCTGCCGGTAAAGAGGAACCGAGCTATTTATCCTTCCGACTTCCGAATAGGCGGTATCATCGCACAATTTGAAAGGAAGTTTAACAGGACTTTTAAGGTATCTGATCCCTCAGAGGTCCAAGCGATCTTTGGCGAACACGTAATTCCCGCTTATTATGGCTGGGACGCTGTAAGCGGATTTTTCGCGAATGCCCGGGGAGTCGACGCAACGCTGTATATCCAGAGTTATGTTGGTAACACCAACAGCGCGATTGATGCTGTCATAGCCAATGCAACGCTGAGTGATGAATCAAACCCGACACTGAAGCTGGAGGCAGCTTACCAGAATGAAGGTGAGTACGGAGTTTCCGGAAACCGGACCGGGTACCAGGCGGAACAGGGGGCCAGGTTTAGCACTAAGCTTGCAGCGGCCACGATTGAAACCGATACAGAAGCGCAGCTGGACAGTGTTATTGGTATCAAGGTCGGGGACGTGGTTCATTTCTACGAAGGATCCACCTACGACGAATATCACAAAATAACCGCTATCGACCAGAGTACTCGGACGGTAAGCTGGACCGATGCTGGATGGGGACTCACTGGCGGAGGTATCGGAGATTCGGTCGACGTGCTTGGGTTTAGACTGAGGACCTACAGAAAGTCTATCAACGGTACAATTCAAGAGGTCGAAAAAGAGCTCGGGAAAATCTGGTGTACGATGGAACCAGAGGTGGTTGATTACTACGTTGAGAATGTAATGGCGCAGAATAACTACATGAGGGCCATTGATCAGTCAAGTGCAAGCGCAGTTGGACAGACCAGGCCTTCGGACATAACTACAACCACCTTCCTCACTAGTGGGGCGGACGGTACTTCAGCAAGCACAGCAGGATGGGAGTTTCTACTTCCTAATTTCGACAACGATCCTATTCGGATGCTAACCTGTCCAGAGAGTACAGTAACAGACCTGAACAAGGCCGGTGAGAATTATTGTGCAGGTCGGGACATTCACCCAAAATGGATCTACAACATTACGGAGAACCAGACAAAAGCGCAGCTTATAACTATAGGGCAGGATTACCAGCGGAGTGACGAGGTCCACGGAGTTATAGTTGCAAACTGGCTGAAGATAAGCGATCCTTTTGCAGTGAGTCCGATTGCACCAGCAAGGACAATTCCGAACGTTGGTCATGTGATGGGATCCTGGGTACAGATAATCGGAACCAGGGGAATTCACTACGTACCGGCAGTAAAGACAAATGCCCTTCGGGGGTGTAATGGTATAGTCGGGGAGACTTTCCCGGATGATGATGATAGAACGGATCTTGCAGAGGCGGGAATCAATGTTATCCAACAGGTTCCCGGGTACGGGATCCTCATAAGGAACTTCTTCACTCCATCGATTGATACCGAATACCAGTTTGGAAATGGGTCTATCATGAAGGAGTTTATCAAAGCGTCGGTAATATCTGCGCTTCAGGTTGCAGAGAATACTCCGAACAGTCTTGCAGCTATAAGAGAGAACCAAACTTCCGTTCTGCAGTTTCTGTTTAGGTTGTGGGAGCGTGGTTCTAATGGAAGCGTACCCACCGGAGAGACCTTCGGACAGAGTGAGGACGAAGAAGGGAATCTGTCATCAGCTGAAGACCATTTTGAAGTAGTAGCAGGGCCAGCTAATAATCCGCAAAGCAGCATAAATGCTGGAGAGCGGAATATAGATGTGTGGTTCACGTTTCCAGCTCCGGCAGGATCTATTAAGATTGGCGTCGGTATTCTATTGCGGAACTAAGGAGGTAGTATATGCAAAGGAATGATATGGCCGAGGTGAGCCGTTTGATTATAGACGGACAAGAACTGCCAGGTCTTACAGCATTGCAGGAGGTCGAGCTTTCCACGGGGGAACTTGAGGTACCTGAACAACAGAAGGTCCGGCGAATATCAGACGGAGTAACCACGATACCAGCTATCCAGGCAACCTATAAGACTGCACGGGATACTGAAACCCAACCTTTCCTGAAGAGTTGGTACTTCAACAAAGAAGCCCACGATGTAGTTAGGATCAGAGCGGACGCACATGGAGCGGAGTTTGATAGGGAGTTGTGGCCTGGTTGTGAATTGAGCAGGTATTACACCCCTGCGTATGATGCTGCAACCCCGGAGTACGCACAGTTGCAGGTAACTCTAATTCCATGGGATATAATTCACCCGGAGGCTTAGATGAAATTACCGATACCTATTGCTACTGATAAAGCACTTTATACGGATGCAGAGATTGATGCCCCGAAGGCGGCTGTGATAGCGGATACTCGCAAGGCAGTGGACAAGGGAAATATCTACGGAGCGATCAAAGTATTTGTGTCCGGCGGAGTACAGAGTTTGCAGGATCAGAATGGCGGGAGTGAAACGGATCAAGTCAAGATTCAGCAGATAGTAAATAAGATGCCGTTCAAGACGGCTGAGATGGTATCCATTATGGCAGCGGTCGAGATAGACGGAGATGATGGTTTTGAAGGATATTACGTGTGTCCAAGGTGCGGGGAAAAGGTAATCCATGAGTACGTTACAGAAGACGACGATTCAAGGGATTATGTGGGGGATCTTGGGGTCACCTACGCACCAAGCGACGAACCTTTGGTGCATGAAGTGGATCTGGAAAGGCCGGTTGAAGTTGTGGATAAGACGAGCGGAGCCCATATACTCACGATAGATTCTTTCACGATGGAAGCCCCTACAATCGGGACGGCAGAGAAGAGCCGGAATCGGTATGGGGCAAACGACTCGGAACGTCAACAGTACGCTATGTATATAGATTCGCTGAAGATGGTGAATGGGGAAGAGGTATCGCAGAAATGGAAAAGCGAGTGGGGGATGTTCCTCTTTGAGAATATGAGTAGCAAGGACCGGAAAAAAGTATTCGCGGAAGTGAACCGGTATGGATTAGAACAGGCGGTACCGTTAACCTGCAAAAACTGCGGAAAGGAGTGGAAAGCGAGAGTTAATACCGCTAATTTTTTCGAGTCCGCGCTCCAGTCAGAATAGTAAGAGCTGGGGCGCTGGAGGGAGTCGATTGGTTATTTGGATCTGTGAGACTGTTAGATTTTTCGTGGGATGATCTGGTCCAGGAGGCATTTTTAATAGGCAGTATATCACAGGTCTACACTATAGGCTGGCTTACAGAGCAGCCTTTTAGTGTGTATAACAAGGTGTTGGATTACGCAAAGAGATTTGCAAAGGAGAACGGGAATGCCCACTAGTGATGTTGCCTTAACATTTGATACTTCTGGATTCGAGCAAGGTGCAGCCAGAGCGCAAGGTGCAATGGATAACCTTAAGAAAACAGGGTCTAGCGTTTCGGGAGGCATTACCAAAGCCTTTGGAAGTATTACCAGAAAATTAGCCGGATTAGCAGCCGGATTTTTTGCGGTCCGGGGAGTAATGAGACGGATGCCCGAGATTGGAAAAGTCTTCGGGACAGCTGGTGACATATTAAGTAAAAATCTATTATGGCCGTTGAGAAAAGCACTCATGCCTATCCTGCAAGGGATCCTTGATTGGACCAGGGAGAACCGGGGAACCTTCGTAAAGTGGGGGGAGACTATCGCGAATGCATTTAGGGCGGTGGTCTCTGTTGCGAAGGTGTTCTGGAATATCCTGAAAGAAGTAGGCGGAGCCGTTCGAGATATACTTGGGCGGTTTTTAGGGTTCATGAACAGGGACTTTCAGCAGACCATGAATATGATGCAAGCCAAGCTTGTGTTTATCGGGCAGGGTGTAGCAATGGTGTTCGAGAGGGCAGCGGAAGCCTACAGGGGGTCCGGTCTTGAGAGCCTGGTTAATTCATTGGTAAACGCCTTCGTGAAGATGTTCGAGTACAGTCAGTCATTATCAGCAGCCTTCAGAGAGGGGTTTGATTTTAAGGCAGTGGGAGCAGGTCTCGACGGAGTGTTTGACGCGATTTCGGGAATCTTTGAGGTATTGTTTCCAAAAGGTGGCGATGTGAGTTGGTTGGAGAGTACTTTCAGTGGTTTAGGAGAAGTGCTTTCTCAGTTAACAGTTGGTGGTCTCGCTCTTATAGAAGTAACACTTAAGACGATAAAAGCATCCATAGAATGGCTGATTGAAAATATCCCAAAATTCGCAGAGAAATGGGAAGAGGTATTCGGCGGGGCTGAGTCAAGAATCGGAACCGGGTCCGGGGCCGGAGCTTTCCTGGGGGTCGACCGGTCCGGGGAAGCTATGACTTTTGGACAATCATTGAGCAGAATGTTTTCAGGTGGACTCGGAACTCCCAGCGGGAAAACACAAACTTCAGCAAATCCTATGTCTGTAAAAGACGCAATTATACAGCCGAATGGTAGGGTCATTAAAACGGATCCTAACGATACGATCACTGCACAGCAGGATCCACAAGGGAGTTTTCAGAACAGCGTCTCAGAGCTTCTTAGAGGGGCTATGGCAAGCCCTGGGGCCAGTAGAGGGGGAAACGGTCAAAGTCAGTATGATGTGTCCATGACAGTAAGCCTGGACGGTGCAAACATAAATGTAAATGAAGGCAGTGCGGAGCGCGTAGGATATAGCCTTGGTGAGGGACTTGGAAGTAGAATCCGAGACGAGTTATTAGCAGAAGCTGAGAGGAGAGGGTAATGGCAGTGTTTGGTGTAGGACAGGTCCAGGGGAGAATCCCCTGGTTTATGTACGATATAGACAACCGTCAAGTTATTACTTCAGCTATCATACCTGGAGATATTAAAGATACAAAGGAAATATTGTTTGCTGAGCAGCCAGTTCCAGGGAAGGGATACGCGCCAACATCCCCTTCCGGAGCAGGGAATAGGAAGATATCATTCACACTCCAGTTGATAAAAAGAGGTGATACGGTAGGGAATCTTGCTATGCTGAAACAGGTGGATATGTTAAGACATAGTAAGGCCGGTCTATTCGGGAAAAGTCGAGAGCGTTTCAGGAACCCTCAAGTACTGTATTATTGGGGGACCGGATCTGTTCCGCTTGTATACTGGGTAGCAAAGGCGGACGCTACTCACAAACAAAGATGGGTAAACCAGAAGGGAATGCCCCAGTACAGCGAGATACAGTTTGAGCTGATACTGGATGAAACTCACCCGGTGTACAAGATGGAAGAACAGTTCAGAGCGATAGCGAGTTTTCTTGGTAACTTCGATTTACCTATCAGTATTGGTGGAGGGCCAGCGTACTAATGAGATATTTCGATGTAGATACAGTTACTTTTACCACAGTAGATGGAGGGAAGATATCAGTGAAAGATTTGAGGCCGTTGTATGACGGTCCTTTTCGTTTCAGTGTTACTACCAGAACTGAGGTAACGTTG